TGTATAAGCCTGGTGCTACCTTCTATAAGGAAGGCAAGTTCCTGATGTTCCGCTTTCAGGCCGATTCGTCGTCGGTGATTGGTCCGCGTGTAGCGACTGAAGCCGACAAGAAGGCACATGGCGCGGAATATGATATGTATCTCAAGACGGCGTTCAATAACGCGCCGATTGAAGCGTTTGATCACGACGGGGTGGATGGTCCCGGCGGTGTAGCCCAGCCCGTCAGCGACGACCAAACGGACGTTGTGGCGGAACATGAAACCATCCCCGCCCTTAAGAAGCGCGGGCGTCCTGCAAAGGCCTAACCAATGGCGATGAACCTTCTTCAGATTGTCCAGCGAGCGTGTCGTTTGCTGTCGATCCCCGTGCCTACGGAAGTCGTCAACTCGACTGACGCGCAGGTTCAGCAGCTTTACGCACTAGCCAATGAAGAAGGTGACGAACTGTCTGGCACTTACGATTGGCAGGTGATGCGAAAGCAGCATTTGTTCAATACGGTGGCTAGCGCGGTTCAATCGAGCGCAGTTCCGTCTGACTTGGACCACTTCATTGCCAACTCGTTCTTTAACAGAACGACCATGCGCTACATTTACGGCCCCATCACTCCGCAAGAGTGGCAGGCCATCCAAGCGCAACCGCAACTCAATCGCGTGTTTCTGGCGTTCATTGAGCGGGACGGTCAGTTTCTGGTGACGCCGACGCCCGCCGCCGGGGAGACGATTGCTTATGAGTATATCACGACAAACTGGGCCAAGTCGGCTGCTGGATCGGCGCAATCGTCATTCCTTGCTGACACCGACCTGACGTATCTGGATGACAAGCTGTTCCCGCTTGGCCTCCGCTGGCGGTTCTTGAAGTCCAAGGGCCTCGATTATGCGGAGGACTTCCGCACCTATCAGGGCGAGCGTAATCAGCGCATGGCCCGTGATGGCGGCAACGGCGTAATAGACAGCACGGGCGGCAACTACTACGGCTGGTCAACGAACATCCAGGAAGGAAACTGGCCCGGATGATTTTGTTCGTCACCATCTCTGACACCAAGAACCAAGAGACGCAGCGCAAGAAGATTAACTCGCTGCTGTCGGTGTATGCGCCCGGCTATGGTTCAGCTCTGCCAGCCGCTGCGGATAGCCCAGACGGTCGGTTGTTCTATATCGGCGCACAAGGCTATCAGAACCGTTCCGGGGCATGGGTGGCAATATGAGACAAGCGGCGCAGCGATACGGTCGCCAGCCTTTACGGTCGGTAACTCAACAGCGAGTGTCTATCGGACGCGCTGTCCCAGCTCCCGTTGGTGGATGGGATGCTCAATCGCCGTTGGCCAATATGCCTGCCGAAAACGCGGTCATTTTGGACAACTTTATTCCCCGCGCTGGCTATGTGGAGCTGCGTAAGGGCTTTGTGCCGTGGCAAGAAGGTATGCCTCTGCCGACTGAATCGCTGCTGGTCTGGCGCGGCGGTGTCGCGACAACTGCCGACAAGATTTTCGCTGCGGCGGGCGGTTCGCTTTACGACGTAAGCAATCAAGGCGATGCGCCGGTAGAAGTGTTTTCTGGTGCTGGCAATGCTCGCTGGCAATGGATCAACTTTGCCAATGATGCTGGGACGTTTCTCATTGCGGCAAACGGTTCCACTGATCCTGTTTATTACGACGGCTCTACGTTTGCCTCTACGGTCATCACCGGCTCGGCTGGGGTGATTACGCTGGACCCGCGCACGTTGGTTGACGTGATGGACCACAAGGGCCGTTTGTTCTTTGTGCAAGAAAATAGCCTGCGGTGCTGGTTCCTAGAGCCGTTTGCTATCCAAGGCGCGGCCAATCTGCTGGACCTCGGCCCGATTTTTGACAAGGGCGGGTCAATCCTTTGTCAAGCCACTTGGACGCTGGACGGTGGTTCTGGTGCCGATGATCTGGCGGTGTGGGTGACTACGCAGGGTCAGGTGGCCGTGTATCAGGGCCTCGACCCTTCGGACGCTAACAACTGGGCATTGGTCGGTGTCTATGACATTGGCCTGCCACTCTCGCGCCGGTCGCTGATCAAGTATGGTTCTGACCTGGTTGTGCTGACGACGGACGGCGTGGTGCCTCTCTCGCAAGCCCTGAAGCTGGACCGCGCACAAGAAAACCTTGTTGCGCTGACGCAGAAAATCCAGAACGCGTTTCAACAATCAACGACCCGGTATCGCGGCAACTTTGGTTGGGAAGGGACGCTGTATCCCAAGGGGACGTTGGCAATCTTTAACGTCCCGACTGCCAGCCTTACGCGGTCGGAACAATATGTGCAGAACGTCCAGACGGGCGCATGGTGCCGGTTCACGGGCATCAACGCATTCTGCTGGGCTGTGGCTAATGACCAAATGTATTTTGGCGCGGCTGATTCGGTCTGCCTGTGGGACACGGGTTACGCAGACAACGAGACTGGCATCGTTGGCGATATCAAAACGGCTTTTAACTATTTTGGCTCGCGTGGCAGCCTGAAGAAGTTTGAGATGTTGCAGCCGGTGTTGCGGATTGGCTCGCAACTGGCCCCGGCGGTTGAGATTGTCACGGACTTCAAGGAGAAGGTTCCGACTGCCGTTCCGACGACAATTAGCACGACCGGCGGGCGTTGGGACACGGGCCTTTGGGATGTGGCTAGGTGGTCAGAAACTGTAGAGACGCGCGATAGCTGGACGAGCGTTACGGGGATTGGTTATTGCGGTGCCGTGCGGATGCGGGTTGCCCCTGAACCAACGCTATACATTGACCTTGGCGTCGATGACGATACGTCGCTGGCCTATGAGGCAGACGGCATCATTGCTATTCTGTCGGCACGAAATACGAACGCGCCGTGCGAGATTATCGCGTTTAACCTCAAATACGAAAATCAGACGGGCGGGCAGCTTTGAGGCTAGTTTCCGGCCCGTTCTCTCCGCTAGTCGCTCAATGGGTAGCGGACCAGATTGGGCATGGACTGGACTGGGGACCATGCGAGGCTATCGGGGTAGTCGATAAGCACGACAATCTCATTGGCGGTGTCGTTTTTAACCAATATCAGCCCCAATATCGCAACATTGAGGTTAGCTTTGCCGCTAGTCGGTCCAACTGGTTGACGCCTAACCTTGTCACGGGCATACTCAGCTACGCATTCGACCAGCTTGGGTGCAATCGGATCACCAGTCTCACGCCGAAGAAGCTGCGTAAGGCTCGCCAGTTCCTACAGAAATTCGGCTTTAAGCACGAAGGGACTGTGAGGTTCGGCTATGGTGACGATGACACAATCATATCCGGCTTGCTGGCCTCTGAGTGGTCACAACACAGATTCAACGTGTCGCGGGAGCGTTCCCCATCTCTAAGCCTCGCCCCCCCGCAGCACCCGATCCCGTAGCTCTTGCCAACGCGCAAGCAAGCGCCAACACGCGCACGGCACAAGAGCAGCAAAGATTAAACCTCATTGGCACGAGCGGCCCCCAAGGCACAACGCGCTACGTTGCAGACCCGACGCAACCTGGTGGTTATCGTCAGGAAACGACGCTTTCGCCGCTTGAACAGCAGAATTACGAACGCTCAACCGGCGTTTACGGTAGCGCCCTAGACACCGCAGGCCAGCAGATTGGCCGCGTGAACACGGCGCTTGGGCAAGGCCTGAACACCGAAGGCTTGCCGGAACTTCAAGGCTACAACGCACCTGACTTTGACCGCCAACGGTTTGAGGATTCGGTTTATGCCAGCCAGACCCGTAGGCTTGACCCGCAGTTTCAGCGGCTTGAAAGGTCGCAAGATGCACGTCTTGCCGCGCAGGGCCTTGGAGCGAATAGCGAGGCAACGCGAAACCTACGAACTGATTTTGCTAGAGATAGAGCTGACGCATACGGAGAGGCAGCCAACCAAGCCATCCAAGCCGGTGGCGCGGAACAATCTCGCGCTATTCAGCAGGCCATTGCGGGCGGGACATTCGGTAATCAGGCGCGGACGCAGGGCCTACAAGAGCGGGCTTACGTCCAGAACCAACCCCTTCAGCAGCTTCAAGCCCTGCTAGGCACGGGTCAGGTCGGTATGCCTCAGGGCATTCAATACAGCCCGACCGGCGTGGGCCAGACGGACGTTCTCGGGGCAAACCAAATGAGCCTTAGCCAACAGAACGCAAACTATAACGCTCGAATGCAACAGCAAGGCGGTCTAATGAGCGGCCTGTTCGGTCTTGGCTCGGCAGGCCTTGGCGCTTGGGGGTTGAGAGGCAACTAATGGCCGTCCGTCCTCCCATGCCTGTTCCGCAGATGATCGAAACACCGGCTATGCGCCGTAGCGCAATGCTGGCCAAATTGCTTGAGGAACAGCGTCAGCCTGTTGAAATTAAGGGCGGTTACGGCGAACTTGCGGCCCGTCTTCTTGGCCAAGGCATCACGCAATTCGGCGCTAACCGTGCAGAGCGGGCTGTGCGTGACGAACGGGCAGCGCGAACGACTGACCAGGCGGATGCTTATGCTTTGCAGCTTGCCGGTATTTTGGGTAACAACCCGCCGCCGTCAGCCGCTGCGTCAACACCTACGCCCATGCCTACGACGGTGCCGATGCCAAGCACACCGGCATCGACCGGGCCTACAGCGCCGGTTGGTGAGGTCATGGGGTCT